CTAATTCAAGATAATATTTTACACTTTTGTTATTTTGAGCTTCTTCTAATTGTTCGAATCTCTTTCTCCAATAATCTTTAGGTTTCATCTATAACACCCTCTTGATTATTAGCAGGAATTAAAGCATCATATTCTTTTTGAGTATCTTCCTGTTTTTCCAACCTTTGAAGTTCGTCATTAACATCCTCAACCCAAGGATGGTTAGAAACAATAGTTTCATCTGATACAATTCCAGTTGATTTAGCTGCCATATCTATCTTTTCAGCTTCATTTATTATCATAGAGTGATTAAAAGTAATTTGAACTGATTTATAATCATAACTTTTACTACTACTTATCTTTAAATACTCACACACAAACCATAAAAGCTCTCTAATTGCTTTTTTAAACTTCTTTTCAGTCTTAGAACATTTTAAATCAAGTAGTGAATATAAAAATTTAAGTGCTACGCCCGATTTGTCACCTGTATTCTGAGATTCTGGGTTAACACCTTGCCCAAATATAATTATGTTCTTTTCCAATCTATCAAGAAGCTCTTTTTTAGCTTCGATTGGTATGCTTATTTCTAATTTATCAACTCCACCTCCATCATCTACTTTAACCGATTTATAGTATCTTATATTATCTATAAACTCCTGTAGACTTGTACCTGGATACTCTTTTAATATATAAATAAACTCTTGTATCTCATCTAAATTATCTGCTAGTGTAGAAATATTATTGTCATATATATCTATCAATGATTTATAGAAAGTTAAATCTGATACACATTTTTCATTATTTTTGAAAGGTATAAACGGAACTTTACCCCATCCCTGTTCTTTGTTATTTACTTTAAAATGTCCTTCTTGTATATCAGTCATTTTTCCATATTCATTATATAAAAATTCTTGAACAAAACTATTACCTCTTTCAATAAAGTAAGTTACATCATTTTCTGTGTAGTACTCAACTCTTTTTATCTTATTTCCATCTACATCTTCAATGTAGTAAAATCTAATAAATGCAACTAATTCTTTCTGTCTTTTACTGTCCCAAACAGGAATAGCTTCCTCAGCTGGTATTATTACATATTTAAACTCACCTTTTCTATTAATATATGGATGTAACCATTCAATACCTTTGTTACTAGCATTGAGGTAGAGTTCTGTTATTGTATCGTCAAATTCTTCTCCTAGTAAGTCATTTAAAAGTTTAGTAAAGTCATTATTATCTGCATTAAATACGATTGGATTTCCAACGCTATAACCCACTTTTTGGTCAACTAAAAGCTTATGGTAGTTGTTAATTGCTTTATTATTAACCTTAGTAAAATCATCAACCTTAGCTCCATCTAAGAGATAATATCTTCTCTTATTGTTTACATCAGTATTACCATAATAGTATTCTTCTCCTTGTTTATATTTCTCTGGTCTATGTTTTAAAATATAATGCTCTATGACTTTTACTAGGTTAAAGGTGCTCTCTTTTTTTAACTGAACTTTTATTAAATCTGTTTCACTTATATAAATATTTAACACCTCCTTTACTTTAAGAAGCTTATTCCATTATTTTTAAGCTTATTATCTATAGAATATCTAAGCGCAGCCATTGCATCATCCATAAACTCAACTGGTTCATCAAGATATAATCCAGTTCTTTCATCTTGTTTCCATTTCCATTGTTGTATTTCTTTTATGGTATTAGTGCAACTAGGATGTACATGTATTCTTAATTGTTTCAAATAATCTATTTGAGCTTTAACACTTCCTGGTCCTTTTTTAACTCCTTTAGCTTTATATCCTGCACTCTTCCACATCTTAATTCTATCTGGTTCAGCACTATCACAGTACATAAATATATTCTTTTCTAAACCTTTACTGTTTGCAATCTTTATTATTTCAGATGTATCCATTTCATGTACATATATTTCATTACATATATATAACTCTCCATCCTTAAAACCAATTCTGAGTACTACATTTGCATGATTAAAGCCAAAGTCTTGTGACAGTCTCATATTATCAAAGTATTCAAATTCCGTAGGAAATTCATGTATAACATAGTTTTTAAGTATTGCTCCACCAGTTTCTCCCCATTCTCCAAGTCCATATACTCTATAGCCTTCGGGGTCTTGCTCTTTTCTCATTTGCATTCTTCTGTAGTAAGCCTCATCTATGAATCTATTTTGTAGATAAGTACTATGATGAGTAAATATATCACCATTTTTATAGTCAAAATACTTTCTTTTTATCCAATGAGTAGCTGAGACTGGATTAAATGTAAATGTCATTTGATAGTATAGGTTAGGATTAGTTAAAATACCTCTTAAACGGTCATCTAGTATGTCTATGTCACTTTCCATAAGTTCTGTAGCTTCTTCACACCAAACCCATGTTAATTTTCCTTTCGAGAAGTTAATTGATTTTAATTTTTCTCTTTGTTTTGCATCATTAACTCCTCTGAAAATTATAGAGTTACCAGTAACTTTACTCTTAATTTCTAAAGGATTTAAAGTAGTTTTCCAATACTTATCAGCTTGTTTACCATAAATACGATTTATAGCTCCTGTAAGCTCTGCATACGTTGAATACTTATGTGTAGCTTCTGACTTTCTAACTACTAATAGATTAGCTCCTTGATACTTCTTATCTCCTAACTTTAGTATATAGTCTTGTGCTACATTAACAGATTTTCCACTCCCTGCTGAACCTTTCATTGCTCTGTATCTTTTTTTAGTAAAATTAGCTTCCTTGAAATCTGGATTAAAATTTACTCTAACTATCATTTCTATCACCATAATCTACACTTATTTTCAACTCATCATCTCCAATATCATCTTTACTTAGGTTATCAACTTCACATTTCAACTTCTCAACTCTTGTTTTCTGCTCCTCTGTAGCCAAATTCCAATCCTTATGAATCATTTCATCATACTGTTTAATTAAACTTCTAAGTTCACTCATAGCCCTACTCTGTGCATTAAGAAAAGATGCTTGCCTATCCCATGCAAATTGAAATTCATACTCTATCTTCTCACCATTTTCTGTGCTTTCATATTTCTTTAATTCTTTAACCATTTCTTCCTTGCCTTTAACATACATTATCTTCTGTGCTCTTATTATTGCTGCGTATTGAATTGTTATCTGTTCCCAAAGAATATCAAATTTATCTTTTATAGATATTTCTTGTATCAATTCCCTAGTTTCTTCGGGTAGATATTTTGAGAAGAAACCAAACTTTTCAGCGTTCTTATTCTCTTTTGGAGCACCATGACCAACTGAATTTTTATTAGAAAAGGGTGCACCTCTTTTATTTATAGGTGCACCCTTCTTTTTTTCACTAGCCCAGTTGTATCTTCTTATCCATGACTTTAAAGTGTTTAAGCTAATGTCATACTTTGATGATATTTCCTTTTGTTTCATTCCTTTTAAGTAATCTTGTTTTACCTTTTCTTTGACATCTTGCACATCACCACCTCTTTATTTGTTTGTTTTGGCTATAATAAAGTTGTTTTTTTCAGTTCCAATTACCTCAATTTCACACTTAAATTCCATATTTCTTTTAAAAAGAACTATCGAGTTAATAATTTCTCCTGTAGAAAGTGCTTCTAACTTAGAGTTATATACTTTGTAACCCATAATATTTATAACTGGATTTAAATAAATTATATTGTTGGATATATATATATATCCAACTAAAAACATCATAAAAATTATTATAAAAACATCTGTTATCCTGTTCAAACTTAATCCCATACATGATATTAGATATATCGATATATAATTAAAAAAATAATTTACGGTTTCATCTTCAAAACTAATAACTTTATAATGTTTTTCCATCTTAACATTTTTTACTTTTACATATAGATATATAAAAGATATTACTAATAAAACTGTTAATATAGCAATAGCATAGTCATTTATTCCATCAAATAGAATAATATTACTAGATATATGTTTAAACTTTCCATCTATAGTTGTTCTTTCAAGTATATTTTTCCCTATCATAAGTATATATAATGGTATATATGATGACAAAAATAACATTATTTTATTAAACATAAATTTCACCCTTTACTCTTATTCAAAGGCTTTTGCAACTTTCTTTTCTTGTGTTAATGATGTTATCACATAATGATCAAGAAATAAATTTAAAATCAATGGTATGTTAGATTTATTTTCATATTCTATAAGACCACTACTATCAGTATTTAATTGCAGTTTATGAAAAGAAATTACATGTTTAACCTTATCCTTATCAATATTTTTCAATATATCTGAATTCAAAAGTTTTGCTAATCTTGGTAGATACCTTCCATCTTTTATACAATCTTCAATAAAAGAAGTTTCCTTCGTAAAAATATATTTTATCTTTTCTTTATTTAAGTCAACTAATTTTTTGTATGCTTCATCAAATTTAAAAATTTTTCTGAAATTCGGTTCATTAAATATAAAATAAGACCCATCATATAAAAAAGCATCTACATATGAACTTATAGTTAATATATCATCTTTGATTAGTTTTGGCTTTTTTGAGTTTAGTGTATATTTATAAGTATTCTTAAGGGCTTTTCCAGGATGAATATATCTGCTAAATAAGTATAGTTTTTTATTATTAAAATAAACTTGTATAACTACAAAGTTTAACTTTTCAAAATTCACTAAGTCGCCAATAGTATTAAAATTATTTTGCTCTAAAGTAATTTCTTCTATAATGTCTTTACTAAAAAAAACATTTTTCTCTTCAATTATATATGTTTTTTTATTATCAGATACTTCAAAGTCGTAATTACTAAAATCATTTTTCTTTACTTCTTTTTCTATATTATCCATACTTGTTTGTACAACTGGCATTATATCATCTTTTGATATATTGGCCATGTAGCCCTTAAATTTTTTATTTTTTCTCTTAACATTTGAGTTTACAAACATTACATTAATTTCTAAAGATTCTTTTTGTACATTTTTATAATCTATTAAGATTTGTTCTATTTTTTTTATTGAATTATTTAACACACAAATCCCCCCTCTAAATCATAAAATTCAACTTTAAAGGTTAATATCCTTCAAAAACCATTCGACAGTTACAAAATAATTCTAAATATTACTAGTTCCTACAATATTGTTTACTTTATTTCCTATTAAAAATTGACTTAAGTCTTCATTCTAAAGATAATTCTATCTCTTTAAAATCATTCCCAGATGTACAATCTATTATTTTTATTCCACCTACATATTTATGATTTAATTCATAATCATATATTTCTTTATAATATCTAAGTTTATTTTCGAAGTTTGTATTTTGAATAATTATTATTTCTTCACTTGGGTATTCTGTTATATTTATTTTTAAACTTATATATTTTTTATCTAACAACTTTGCTTTACAAAAGACTTCCTCTAGATTAATCATATCCATTTTTTATTCTCCTTTGTTTTAAATATAAAAAAGACTAAGTAGGGGGTAACTTAGTCTTTTTCAAGGTGGAATATATTATATACACTTGTTTCATACTATCATTATAACTTATATAAAATAACAATAAAATATCATCATTTTATCACAGTTTTATTTTTAGACCATCTACTCCAAATAGGTATATTCCAAGCTCTTTGACCATTTCATTTACCCAACGTCTTACAGTTGCTACTCCACAATGTAAAAGTTCTGCTATATCCTCATATGTTTTTTCCTCAAAAAAATATAACTCTAAAGCTTTGTACCTTTCTAAAGACTGCAATTTATTTTGTGTTACTTTTAAAGTTTCTAATGCCATATCTATATGTGCCACCATAATTAAGGTTTTTGCTTTACTTCTTTTGATACTTAATATATATAAATCCTCTATATCTAGACATAATAAATCATCATAATCACTTTTAACATCTTCAATGTCACTAATAGAATTTGCAATATGACTTTTTAAATCGTTATAGTGCTTTAACAAAAGCTTAGTATTATGAAAGACTTCTCTTTTTTTATTTTCTTTTTCTTCTTTTCTTAACTCTCTTATAATTTCTTTTATACTTTCTTTATCCACTTAAATCACTCCTTCTTGCTCTCTTCGAACAACTTCTACTGCAATACTTAACTTTAGATTTATCCAACTTATAAAATCTTCTACCACACCAAGCACATCTTACTATTTTACCTGGGCTTATAAGTTCCATCTTTTCTTTTTACTTTCATACCTTCACTCCCTATATTCTTTTAATTTTGCTTTGACTGCTTCAAGTAATGCACTTTGTCCTTTATCTTTATTCTCTAGAGCCTCCATTACTTGTTCATCTATTGTACCTTTACAGATTAGATGATGGATAATAACAGTTTCCCTTTGCCCCTGTCTATAAAGCCTTGCATTGGCTTGTTGATACAGTTCTAAGCTCCAAGTTAATCCAAACCAAACAATTATACTTCCACCTGATTGTAAATTAAGTCCATGTCCTGTACTTGCTGGATGACAAAGTAATAATTGTATTCTTCCATTATTCCAATCATATATATCTTTTGAGTTTTCTATTGTTCTTGGTTTCAAACTCTTAAACTCTTTCATTAAACGATTATAATCATGTTTATAGTTATAAAAAACTATAATAGGCTTACCATTTGAAACATCTATAATTTCTTTTAAAGCTTCTAATTTTTCTCTATGGAGTTCCTTTACATTTTTATCATTATCATAAATTGCTCCATTAGCTAATTGTAAAAGTTTATTTGCTGTTACAGCTGCTGATGAAGCTGTTATTATATCTTTTTCTAATTCTAATATCTTCTCTTTTTCTAATTCTTTGTAATATTTAAGTATTTTACTATCAAGGTGTATTTCAATTTTATTATCTATTTTTCTAGGCATATTCAAATAATCTTCTGCTTTTAAGCTTATACAAATATCTTTTATTTTATTATGTATTGCATTTTCTGCTCCATCTTTAGGCTGCCAATTATATATAGCTCCTGTTTGATAATTTTTTTGTCCTGGCTCAAAGTATCGTTCTTTATATCCTGTAATAGTTTTACCTAGTCTTTCACCTCTATCAAGTAAGTACATCTGTGCCCATAAATCTATTAAACTATTTGGTGTTGGTGTACCAGTAAGCCCAACTACTCTTTTAGTTAAAGGCAATACTTTCTTTAAACTTTTAAATCGTTGTGCTTTATTTGATTTAAAAGAACTAAGTTCATCTATCACAACCATATCAAATGGCCATTTTCTTTTATAAAAATCCACTATCCAGGGTACCATTTCTCTATTTATTATATAAATATCTGAGTCTGTACTTAAAGCTCTCACTCTATCTAATTTACTACCAAGAACTTTAGATACTTTTAGATGCTTTAGATGCTCCCATTTTTTTACTTCACTACTCCAGGTATCTCTTGCAACTCTTAAAGGTGCTATAACTAAAACTTTTGATATATCAAAGTAATCATACATTAATTCACTTATAGCTGTTAGAGCACAGACTGTTTTACCTAATCCCATATCTAATAGTAAACCTATATTATTATTATCTATAGTTTTTCTAATTGTGTATTCTTGGTATGGATGTGGTTTAAATTCCATCCCTTAACCTCCTTGATAAAATCATCTATCTCTTTTAATGTGCTTACACACTTAACTTTAAATCCTAATTCTCTTAATTCTCGCATTTTATATTGTTGAAGCTTCCTTAGTTTTTTACCTGGTGCTTTAAGTTCTACAAATATAACATGTCCTTCTGGTAATAAGACAATCCTATCTGGCACACCTGCCTCCCCTGGTGAAATAAACTTCATAGCCTTTCCACCTAACAACTCAATCTCTTTTTTAAGTCTTTTTTCTATTTTTGATTCTAACAAAATATCACTTCCTTAAATTTAAGTGTTACCAATGTTACCACGATTTGTCTATATATACATATATACGTATTAGGCATGTATATATGTATACGTATATGTCTAATATTACTTATACTACTTTATATATAATTTTTGGTAACATTGGTAACATTACACTTGTATATATTCAAATCAATGCATTGTAAATGTTACCAAGAGGTGTTACCAAAGTCATTTTTTTGGTAACATTGGTAACATCTCTGAAAATTAATATTTCTTATATAAATGATTATATTTTATACTTTGGTAACACTACTTTTTTCGTATAAAAGCTCTTTGAGAACCATATATTTTTCCAAATCTTAATCTTTTATCATATCTCTCCCATCCATCCAATCCTTTTAATATATCATTAATTTCTCTTGATAAGATAGGCGTGAGTTGTTTAGGTTCTCCATTAAATAGCTCAACCCATATCTCCATAACACACGTTTTTTCTCTTAATATTGTCCCTTCTTTTAAATCACCAAAATCTGAACCATGAATATATTCTCTCTTTTCTGAAATACTTAAATCATACCAATTCTTAGTAATAGGTTTATTTAGATACTCTTCGATAATTCCAGATTTAGCATTTTCTTCTGAGTGAGTTCTTTGTTGTCTTTCAGCTTCTTTTTTCTCCTCATCTGATAGATATAGCTGTTCATTGGCTTTATATAATTCTACTGCTTCTGCCCAAATTTGATTTCTTTCATTATCAAGTTGGCCATTAAATATACTCTTGTTAATCTTCTTTACTCCTGTATCTATTGGCCAAAACCTTCTATTCCCAGTCTTATCTCTTAAAAATTCTTTATCATTAGTTGTTCCTATAACTACACATTGACGTAAAAATCTTGAGGTTCTCTTCCCATATGCGACCCTATATATATCCTCTGATTTGCTTAGAAAATGCTTAACTGCCTCAATATCTGCTTTTTTAGTAGCCATCATTTCACCCATTTCCAGCAACCATACTCCTTGTAATTGTTCATACGCTTCTTTACCTTGTACAGTAGTTAAACTATCAGAATACCAGTCTCCACCAAGTTTTTTAATAAAAGTACTTTTTCCCATTCCTTGAGGACCAGATAAAACCATCATATTATCAAACTTTATTCCTGGATTAAATACTCTTGCTACTGCTGCTACTAAAACTTTTCTTATTATAGTCCTTGTATAGTGGTTATCTTCTGCACCTAAATAGTCAATTAAAAGTGTATCCACTCTCTTAATGCCATCCCACTTTAAAGAATTTAAATAATCTTTTATAGGATGAAAAGTATTATTTTCAAAAGCAATTATTAGAGCATCATTTACTTTTGATGGTGATGAGATATTGTAAATTGTTTCTATATGATGTCTAAGCCCAGAATCATCACTATCATTCCAATCATTTAATTTATCATCTTTTCTCCAAGGTAACTTACCTAAAACGACAGCTCTATTTGAAAATTCATTATAAGCTATTTTTCCTTTCAAATATGGGTCATTTTCTATAAACATTAAGATATTGTTTGTTGTTTTCTTATAACTTCCCTTATTGTCATAATCTAACCTAGTTAACCATTCATCATCTTCAAAATCTATATCACCAAAATCATCCTTAGCTTTATCAAGGTTTTCTCTTCCTATAGTCTTTCGTACTTTAGTGTCACTGCTTGCAAATTCGCTCATTCGAGTAAATGAAGGTAATCTGTTTACAGGCGTTTCGGGTTTAGCATCTTCATCAAGTTCACCAAATTTATGTATCCTAACTAAATCAAAAGCATTGCATAAAATTCCGCTTGCTGGGTCTGTACCATGATGACTATATGAAAACTTGTCATCATAAATAACTACTCCACCACTTGTACTACCTTCTGAATATGTATACCTGGTTTCATCAATACCAGGAATATATACTTCATTTAAGAAAGTTTCTATAGTTTCTTTTATACTATAGGACCTGCAAAATGCACCTATAATTCCAGCCTTTTCAATAGGGTCTTGTTGTTTTTTTAATTGTGTATTAAACTTTTGCCTCTCCCTCGAACTTTCTGGCCAATAGCTTACATCTGTCCAGTCTAAATATAAATCTAGTATTTCATTTGGGTTTAAAAACTCTCCATCTTGAAATTTAAATATATAGTCTCCATCAATTGAAGTACTTGGAAAATACATAAGTCTATGAGGTTGATATGTAGTATCATCAAACATATCTATTCCTATAATATCTGCTATCATCCTGGAAATTGCTTGATATTCTTCTGGTAGTACTGGTCTAGTTAAAGGTATTACAAGTCTATATCTGGGATTATTCTCAGTATGTGAGTGCGTAGAATACATAAGACAAGCATAATCATTTAATAATGTTATATCCTCCCATATATCTTTATTCGCATAATCTATATCTAAAGTTATAATACTTCTATTTGCAATATTCTCTGCTTTTCGTCTTCCATTTTTTAAGCTTCCACCTACAAATCCACCAACATCTTTAACTCTATCTTTTTCAGTCTTTGACATCTTCCTATATTCTGTATATGTTTCTTGAGTTCTTAATGTTTTACTTAATCTATTTACAAGTTCGGACCATAAAATACTTTTATTTTTCCAATGTGTTTCTAATTTATTTTTTCCTATGGCCAGCATGAGTTGGCCATCATGTCTTACATTTATGTGTTCAATTTCACTGGCCTTTATATCCATAAATCAATCACCTAGTCTTTCTTATAATAATCACATTCATATCCATCTGCTTTAAGAGGAAGACCTTTAGCCCAAGATATTTCTTTTCCCATAATACTGTTAACTTCTTCTAAAGAACCTCCTTTTTTATCTACATCAATTACAAGCTCATCATGTACATGCATTACAATGCTATAACCTGCATCTGTCACATTAAACATAGCCTCTCTTAAGCAATCTCTAGCTGTAGCTTGAACAATATTCTCAACTAACTTAGGTCCATAAGTATCTATTCTTTTCCATTGTTTACTTGTCTGTTCCATACCTTCATATGTTATCTTATCCCCACTAAATGTAGTATGTGGCTCTATCTTAGGCCTTAGATACGATAATCTTCTACTACTTGGTAGTTCTATAAATAAAACGCCTGGATTATAAATAAATTTAATCCCATGTTGAATTTCTACTATAGTCCTATCTTTTATAGCTTTTTTAGCTGCCTTATCTACATCCCACCAAAACTTAGTTATATTTGGATTAGCATTTCTCCATGCAGTAACAATAGGTTGAAGCTCTTCTTCTTTAAGCCCCATTTTAATAGCCCCCATAGAAATTAAGGCCCCTACACTTCCGCCATATCCATTCGATAATTCTGCTAGCTTTCCTTTTTGTCTAAGTTCAGAACCTTTTTTAATATTTTCGATTGGAATTTTAAACATCTGACTGGCACTAGCTTCATATATTTTTCCATGAGAATTAAACACATCCAGTCTCCACTTCTCACCTGCAAGCCAAGCTATAACTCTAGCTTCTATTGCACTAAAATCTGACACTATAAATCTATGACCTTCACTTGGTATAAAAGCTGTCCTTATCAATTGACTTAAGACATCTGGTACACTATCATATAAAAGCTCTATTAAATCAAAATCTCCTTCTTTTAATAGGTTTCTAGCTAGGTCTAAATCCTCTATATGATTTTGTGGTAAATTCTGTACTTGTACTAATCTTCCTGCCCATCTACCAGTCCTATTAGCCCCATAAAACTGTAGTAGACCTCTTACTCTATTGTCATTACCTTTAGCTAATTTCATAGCCTCATATTTCTTTATAGAAGTTTTGGACATTAATTTTCTAAGTTCTAAAATTCTAACTACATTTTCATCATCAACTTGTTTTAATATTTCTGGAATACTTTCTTTTGTTAGGCTTGTAATCTCAAAGCCAACTTTATCACTTAACCATTTTTTTAATTGAGCTGGACTATTTGGATTATTTAGACCAGTTATTTTAATTGCTTCTTTTGTAAGTTTTTCAGTATATCTTTTATCACATTCTATTGCATTCTCTATTAACTCTGTATCCACTTTAATACCAGTATCATTAATTCTCTGGTCTAAATACCATAATTTAATTTCTCTTTCGGTAGTCTTATACTTACTAAGTTTGTTTCTTATTTCTCTTTCAACTACAACATCTTGTTTACAATATTCTTTAAATTTATTCCATTTTTCCATATCATGTATTGGTAAATTTCTAGTTCTTCCCTTGTTAACTTTTGTAGCCTTACAAGGTTTACAGAAATATTGTATTAATGCTTTACCTTCTTTCATTTTCTGTTTATCTTCATTAAACTTTAAAGCCTTAGACACACTATCTAAACTTCCTGGAAGTCCTAGTGTTAACGCCTTTATCATTGTACATGACCACTCATTTGGTTTTAAATTAATATTTAAAAATTTACTTATTGCTGTTCTTTCAAAATTAGCATTAAATGCTGATTTTATAACTTTATTATCATTTAAAGCTTCTATTACTTCTTTTGGTAACTCTTCATCATTTACTAAATCAATAACTTTTACCTCTTCATTATCAAAAGCATAGGCAAATAACAGTATCTCAAAATTAGCAGAGTCTACATATCTGTAGACTCCAACTTTTTTTATATCTAAATCACTATATGTTTCTATATCAATTGATAAGGTCCTCATTAACTTAAGAAGTCCTCTTCTTCATCTTCATATTCAAAGTCATCTGAGAAATCTGCTTCTGCACTAGCTCTAGCTCCTCCAAGTACTTCTCCATCTGCTAACTTTTGAACATTTTGTAAGCCACAACCTATTCCTTTATTTCCTGCACTATTATATGGGAAAAAGTTTATACTAACTCTTCCATAACAACCACTATATACCTCTGTATTATCTAATATTTCATTTAAGTCTTTATCAACTATTCCTGGCTTTTGAGTACTATTTGCATTTAAAAAATACATTCCTACATATTCCTCTGCTTCATCAGCTCTTTCTGCATCTCCATCACGAAGAGGTGTTTTTAAATTACCTGGTAATTTTCCACCCCATTTAGAAGTTTTACCTTGTTCTTTAGCTGCATCAATAGCCTTCTTTATTCTTCCTAAAGTCACCTTATCTGATTTTGGTATTAAAATACAAACTGAATACTTGGGCTCTGCACCTTCTACCATTGCTCTGCTTTTAAAGATATTGCAATAACTTAATCTTACCTTTCCTGTTACTACCTTTGTTGATTGTACTGAATTACTCATAATTTTCTTCCTCCTAATATTTTTATATTTGGTATATTGATTTTATATTTGAAGTTATTTCTCCAAATTTATCTAAATCTCTAACTTGCTTACTAAACAATTTAATTCTTCCACAAATAACTGTTGAAGAAACATTTAATAACTCTCCTATATCAGATATCTTTTTATCTTGTAAAATCCAATCTACTATTTTATCAATATCTTTTAAATATGACTTTCTTGCAATTTTTCTTATATAATCAACATCATAGTTAAATTGAATTTCATAAAATCCATGTATATCTTTTAATGGTCTTTTACTATCTTCAAATACACTTACATCTAAACCTTCTATAGAGTTTCTATAATGTTTTTCGCCATAACGCAAAGCTTTAAACATTTCTATTCTTATGTAAGAAACAGCCACTGTAGAAAACTTGCCTCTGTTACTATCATAATTTAATGCTGCTTTATATAACCCAATACATCCTTCTTGATAAAACTCTTCATATAAGTATGGATGCTGCTCTACATAAGACTTAAAAAATCTATTTATACTAAAATGTACAAGATTCAAATTATTTTCAACTAGTTTAGTTATTTCTTGATTACTCATAAAATTATATCCCCTTTTAAATCTTTTTATAGCTACTAGGAATTAAATATTTTTAATTATCCTTTGCTCTTACTGATACAAAGCATACTGGACTAACTTTTATATGTTCTGGTATATACACTCTATCAAGATGATTGTCATTTACTTCGAGGAAAGTTGACATCACTTTATCCTTTATTAAACTTTCTCTTTTAAAATCCATCACTGTAACTTTTGCATTTTCTTCAGTTGAGTTATATTCTGTAATATTTAGTCTCTTTAACATATCTAGTAAATTATCTTTTTCATAATCTAAATCTTTTTCGATACTCTTTTTTCTATCCTTTAAATCTAAAATTATACTTATGCTTTCATCTAATTTATCTTTTATACCTGCATCTAATGGCATGTAATATCCCCCATTTATATTTCAAAATCTTTTTTCGCTGAATCTATACTATTAATTTCTGACCTTTTATCACTTTCTACTACTAAAGTAGCTTTTCCAACTGGTTTTATAATTAAATCACTTAGTAGTTTAGTAAAACTCTTTTTACCTATAGCTTTCTCCATATCACTAATTCCTTTTAAGGTCCTTGGCTTATAAATTTTTTCTTCATCATAATCTGAATTTAATAAAACCTTAGCAACTTCTTGCTCATCTATATACTTTCTATTACTTCTGCCTTCTACAAGCTTATATCCTGGATATTTAACACCATGCTTTTCAGCTTGTTCTAGTGCATAACTTTGAACATCCTTTAACCAATCTTGTATATTCTTAGCAAAACCTAAAATATCTGCTATCTCATATTTATTAAGAGCAAATGTGTCAGCAAAATCATATTTTCTAGCTAGTTTAAGGTTATCCTCAGCTCTTTTTCTGCAATCATTTTTAGCTCTACAAAATCCACAATGACTGCCACTTACAAACTCTCCTTCACCATTAAAAGCCATTTGAGCCTTCTTCTTAACATTATCTGCCCATGTAAGTAATTTAGTAACTTCTATTTCTTCACTTGATATGTTATCAAGTCTAGGTTGAATTATTGTTGTTTTAATTAAATCAATATCGTATAGCATTTCAAACTGATTATATGCCCCTAAACCATATAGTCTAAGTTGAGGATTCTCTATAGCTGAAACTTCTAAACCTTTTCCATACTTTAGGTCTATAACTTGAAGTATACCATCAGATATTACAACAACGTCTCCTGTTCCAAATCCTTCTGGAACCCACTCACTAAAATCGAGTCTTTCTTCTAACATCACTATTACATCATCACATATAGCTTTACTATCATTTACTAATTCAACTACATTCTCAACATAAGATTGTATATAGTCCTCCATTTCAGAGTTATAATACTCACTTTTCTGTATCTTTTTAATTCTTGCATTATATGCCTTTTTACTTATTTTTTCATACTCTAGCATTAATTTAACTTCTGCTAATTCATGTGCAACTGTTCCTTCTTCTGCATATATACTAGTTGATGGTGGATAGTTTTCTTCTAATTTTATACTAGGAGTGCAGTGAAGCCATCTATGGGCTCCACTCGCACTAAGTCTTGCATGTTGTAATGGCATTTATGTACCCCCTATAAACTTTCTAATTTGTTCATAAAAGCTGAATAATCTTCTTCTTTTACTTCACTTAACTTACTAGCTCCAAATTCACCAAATAACTCCTTAAGCTTATCCTTCTTACCTGACTTACTTACTTGTGCTGCCTTAGTTCTTACCTCTTCTTTTGTGTATTTAACTTCACTAGTTGTATTTTCATTATTCTTTTCTATTTCTTCCTTTGCTTCTGCTATTTCTTCTTTAACGTCTTCTTTTACTTCTACCTTTTTAATCTTTTCAGCTTTTTTAACTTCAACTTTCTTCTCTTCTTTCATATCTGTTATATTTATAGGTTCTATCTGCATTGCTTTTCCTAGATTAAGACCTCCTAAAGCATTCGCCACTACTAATAGTGCATTTGTAAATTCTGGTGCTTCTACTTTAACTTTTACATTTACATTCACTTCAACCATTTTAAATCTCTCCTTTTTGTGTTATACTTTACTTGTGTTATATTTTATTTTTTATTTTTTTGTGTGTTGGTTATTTTACCAACACTTTTTTATTTAATATTCCAACCGATATTTTCTTACCAGTTTTAATATCTTTAAATACTATATCTGCTATAACTTTTCCATCTTTTTTAAGAGTTACTACATTCTTATTATTAGTATCAAGACTCAGCAATTTCATCCCCCCTCTCTACTGCTTTTAAAAGTTCATCCAAATTTTTACCTTGATTTCTTTCAATAAAATCATCAACTTCATATCTTGAAATTTTTCTACCATCACCTCTAACTAGTGATTTTATCAAACCTGTGCTTACTAACCTACGCATAAAAGCTGTATCTAACTTTAAAATTCCCCTTGCTTCTTCTACTGTTATTAGATAATTTGGATAACCTCTTTTTATTAAAACAACTATATCTTTAGGCTCCAGTACCTTTACCTTTTGTTCAATAGTTTGACTCTTAACTCTATCTGTCTCTTGTTTACTTATCTCTATTTCTATTAAGCTTTTTAAGCTATCACTAAATCTTTTAACTATTTCATTTGTGTTATCCATTTTTTAATCCCCTCATTATTATCAAAATATTCTGTTTTTTATTTCCCAACTAATTCATCTAAGGTAACATCTAAATAGCCAGCTATTTTTATTAATGTGCATATAGTTGGATTTTTAATATATCTAAAAGTTCCAAATTTTTCTCTATAAAGTAGATACTTTTATTTTTGTGGTGTTTTTTGTATGGGTTTATTAAGCTCTATCTTAAAAACATCACAATCTTTTATAGCTCTATAACCGTTTTCATTCAATAAATCTACTAATGTTGACTTCCCTCTTGGTAATTGTACACCCTCAACACATATAATCATATTTGCATCAAGCGCATCCATTAAATGTTTTATCTCTCTTTTACTTAATAAAGGTTTTAAGAATTCTTTTACTTCTTTTTTTTCTTTTACTCATGTTTTGTCCTCCCTATTTTCTCTAATTTAAAATTAAATTAATTGTATTTAATCTTTACTAGTAAAATACTTTTATTATTCATGTACTTCATAAAATAGTGTGTTTAACATATATAGCAAAGGACTATTTTTATCTATAACTAATTCTTCTTCATCTTTAATGTAAAATTTTATTAAGTCTTCATCTATACAATAAGTTATATAATTATCTTCGCCCATGCACATACCTACTTCTTTTTCTATCTTATTTTGGTCTGCTATTTTTATATCTGCTATTGTATCAAGAGTATCTACTATTTTATAAAATATCCTTTCTCTAGCACTCAATTCGTTACTTTCTTCTTTTATATAAGTAAGATATTTTATTAATTCATCTTCTTCTATATCACCAAAGAATTTTAACATAAACTTAAAAGTAAAATCATCAAAGAATTTTTCATCCATCTCTAAGTGTTCAAAATTCATTTTCTTATAATGCCATGCTACTTTTGATGCAATCTTATCCAATATGTTTTTATTATCTTCTATATCTTTATCACTAAGTGAAATTCCACAATCAATACCTATTTTATTGTTAATGCTATTCATAACTTTCTTAAAATTATTTACCATTTCTAATTCCTTATCTGTTAAGTCTATCTCTCCATCAACTCCAATACTCACTATTCTATTATTTTCTTTCATTTTCTTATTCCTCCTATATTGTTTAATTTTATTAATAATATTAATTAGTTTTTTCCATAAAAACTCCATATTTAATAGCCATATCTTTTATTACAATTACATAACCTTCTATTAAATAATTTTGTTCTTGTATAACATCCAGGTAATTAAATTTTTCCCTTCTAGACTTGCATACACCTTTTTCTGCCATTTTACTTCTTCTATTATTTAATCTTCGCTTCAAGTCAACATTAAATCTTTTACAAAGAAGTTCATAACTTTCTTTTCTAAGAGTATTTATATATTCATTTCCACCTAAATTTTGTGCCATTGATACTATCAACTTGCGTGTTTCCTCTCTCCAATCAGTTGTATTCAATGTAACAACATCTTTTATGCTTTTTATTTCTTGTTTAGTTTCTGTTATATCTTGTTTTATTTGTTTTTGCTCTATTTCTTGTTTTGCTACAGTATCAAATATTTGCTTAAACAGTTGTAGTTCTGGACTTAATTGATTTGTAATTAAAGTATCTTTCTTTTTGTTAAAGTAAGACTCTTCTAAGTTATCAAACTGCTCCCAAGCTTTGTCAGTATCCAATATTTTGCAGT